CCATCAGGTCCAGGCATCTTGTAGTAGATAAAGTCACCTTCCTTAGTTACAATATCTGTCACATCACCTGTAATGATCATATCTAGATCCATACAGATAAACGGCTGGTTGTTAAAGTAGTTAATCATCTCACCAGAGAATGTATACAGACGATTGTAGCATCCACCCAGGTTTCGATACTTATCCCATAGCTTGTATACAATAGGACCTCGATTAACTGAATCGCATTTACTAAGCAGTTCAAGATGTCTGTCGGTAAATACGTGATAAGCAAATGGAACAGTCATGTGTCTTTCAAGCATACGAAAGTGAGTCATCACATGCTCTTCTGTGTACCTGACTATCTTCTGAGACGGAATAGATTCCCTTTGGTCTGGAAGAGGATCCCAGACAAACACAACAATGTTAATCATAATGATAAGTGTCTTGCAAACTCATACTTCTTCTGAACGTATGTTTCATTTTTATATTTACGATCACCTTTTCCTGTCCAGATGACAGATCCTTCTTCGAAGTTCCAGTCCATGATGTTAGCACCATAGTCAATGAATCCTTCTTTCTTATCCCACCCATCATGAACGTACTGTTCGTACAGAGCAACTTGATCAACAAACCATCGGAGGCCATATTGCTTAATTCGACTCTGAACACCTTTAATAAATGGAATAGAATCTTTTGTAAGATAGACAATCCCAGCTGCTACCTTGGTACCAATCTGTTCCCAACCAACAGTTCCAGGGAGAGAGTCGCGTAAGAACAAACCAAGCTTAGCTTCAGGAAACTCTACTTTTATCATAATCAATTCATCAACATCTGTGATGATTATACGATCTGCATGTTCTAAGATCTGATCGGCAACCAAGAACCGGTTGCAAGAATAGTACGTACGTGCATCTACAAGATCAAGATTAGTACGCTCGTACGACATTGTAAAGTTGATAGCGACCTGTGGTTTGATCTTTGCATAGTCGTCAAACACATGGTCTACAGGATTGACTACGTGTATGTGTAGATCATTCCCTGCTGTCGCTGCACTACTTACAAGTGCTGGTACATGATCGTGAAAATACAAACTATCACACGATCCAAAAATAACATCTCCTTTCGGAGTGTCGACATAAGTTACTTCAATCATTATTGACCCTCTGTCACATCATAACCATTAGCTGCACGGTATCCTTTCTGAGATTCCTTCTGATATGGTACCCATCGAGCAGCCTCATATTTTTTGACAACATAACCTGCATCAATTGCTTCATTATAATACATATCAAATAATTCGACAACATCTTTTCTTCGATGTTCTCTAAACTCTCCATCGAACCAATGTTTCCAACCCTTCTCTTCTAATCTAGGAACAGCATACTTGGCATGCATCTGTGTTGACATATCTGTGTAGTGAAGGATCTTAATATCTTCGAGCTTATCATTCTCACCATCAAAGTTATTCCATTGACGATCAAAGATCTGTTCGAGATGAGGATGTTGTGGAAGACCATGAGCGAGTTGTTGGTGGGCATATGGTGTATTTCTAATTTCATCAGCTGAAGGAAGTACCATTCTAGCTCGTGCACAGTTCCACTTAGAAACACAGAATCTCCATCCACCCTTACCCATAATGATCGCCGTATCATTCCATGGTTCGTTCCAAAGCTCAGCAAGGTCATGCATAATGATCATATCACTATCCATGTAGATCGCTTGACCTTTAAAGTTACAGAACTCAGGAATACCCCAACGGAATCCAGAGAATGGAGTTGCCCATGTCTCTGACTTCCAGCCGTACCAAAACGACTTGGGATCTGTGGAATGTTTCATCCAGTGAATATTGATTGGGAGAGAGGAGTACTTGCGAGCTGTGTACTCAAGAACCATCTGAGACTCAGCATCTTCTCCATTGGGGGCACACCCTACAAATAACTCAATTGTATCAGACATCAAATGCTACCTTACGACCTTCTACGATATGTTGTGGAGGACTATGCCACTTACCGTTGATGTTCTCATTGTAAAAAGAATCGTCCTCTAGAACATTGTTTAGAAATTGTTCTTTGACTTCAGTATAGTTTACATCACCTTTGGTTTTATGTAAAGAAGTAATTATCCTACGAAAGTTTTCTTTACCTATCTCTTCAACGTCTTTCTTCAGCTCATCACTTGATCCATAGTAATCCTTCCAGTCACTTTCTTTTCTGACTCGACGACTCTTACCAGGCTGCTTTCTGATATTGTAGAAGTACTTTCTTCCAATGTACTTTCTACCGTTTACTTTATTGAATATCAAATACACAAAACCAAAGTGAGGTCCTATGTCTTCCGATTCAAATACTTGACCCTCGAAGGTCCAAGGGTTTTCATAACTCATAATTACTCGTCTTTAAAAAGTTCTTTCAGCTCTTTATATGTATCGTCGAAAGTGTGCTCATCTTCTTCATCTATGTCATCATCTATAATCTCAAAACCACAGAACGTACAGTATGTGGGTTGAAATTCATTTTCTTCATTAGTCAGTATTTCAAATTTAGAGTCGCAGTCGACGCAAGTGATCTCGTAGACCACATCTAAGTTAGACATTATTGCTCCTTACAGGCTCAAACCGGCAAAAGTGTTTTCGTTGAGGTCTTTCTTTACACCACCAATAATGTATGATGTGATTTCAGTTTCTTGTGGAGCGACTTGAACTTCACCACCACCAATCCATTTTTGCGTCCAAGGTAGAGGATTAGATCCTCCTTTGTATGGTGAATCAATTCCTGCTGCAGTCATTCTCTTCTTTGCAATCCACTCAATGTAATCGCACAGAAGCTCTCTGTTCAATCCAATCATAGACCCATCTTTAAATAGATACTCAGCCCATGACTTTTCTTGCTCTACTGCCTGCATAAACATTTCTCTGACTTGATCAGAACACTCTTCTTTGATCTTTGCAAAGTCTGAATCGTCTTTAGGAAGGAGCTTGATCATCTGTTGTGTAGAACCTAAGTGTACATTCTCATCTCTACATACAAGCTTGATGATCTTTGCGTTTCCTTCCATCTTCTTTAACTCAGCAAATGCCCAAGAGCAAGCAAAAGAAACATAAAACCGAATACCTTCAAGAGCGTTAACCGAGTTGATGCATAACCAGATTTTCTTTTTGAGGTCATATTTACTGATGTATTTTTCCTGTCCGTTGACTGTATGGGTTCCTTCTCCAAGAAGGTTATACCATGATGCATAGTCAATAAGATCATCGTAGTACTTTGATATGTCTTTAGCACAGTTAACAATCTCCTCATTTTCTAGTAGTGTATCAAACACTGCAGAAGGGTCACTGTAGATATTACGAATGATGTGTGTGTATGAACGTGAGTGAATTGTCTCACTGAAAGACCAAGTCTCAATCCATGTCTCTAACTCTGGGTGTGAGACTACTGGTAAGAATGCAACAGATGGCGACCTTCCTTGTACTGAGTCAAGAAGGATCTGTCTCTTCAAGTTAGAAGTGAAGATGTGTTGTTCGTGATCTGTAAGGTCTCTAAAGTCCTTTGAGTCACGTGACAGATCAACCTCCTCTGGTCTCCAAAAGAACCCAAGCTGTTTATCAGTGAGTTTTTCGAATGCACCATACTTCTGCTTATCGAAACGAGCAATAGTGACACCACCACTGTCGTCTAAGAAGAGTTTGTTGTCGGTTTGATCTTGGTTGTTTGTTTGGTCAAATACTGAATACATTGTTGTACCTATAAGATAATTTTTTGGTTGTCGAATGCTCTATGCCATCCAAAGAATTGAGCTTTCCAATCAGATTGATCATCGCTGCATAACCCAATCCATTCATCTTTTCTTCGAAGAACTTCATTAGCTCCGTCATACCAATCGGTATTCAAAATAATATTCTCTGCCTTCTCTTTCATCACTAGTATGTTATCAAAGTCAAATGAGTCATATTCTATATGAAAGATTTCAAAACAATTGTTGTGATCAACAAAGTCAATACTAAAATCTATCCCCCACTTTTTTCTTATTCCTAGTAGCTTGTTGAGAATAGGTCTCTCGTCTTTAAATTTAGTTAATTGATCTTTTGCCTCATCACTATATTCCCAACGCTGTGACATAAAACTATGGTCAAGGACTGCCCCAACTTCATAGTCATGTATATCATTAATCCAGGGAATTTGATTGGATGTATGATACTGATTACCAACACCAATGTCAACATTGTTAACTGTGTAGTACAGCTGTTCAAGTTGGTTCAGTTCATATCCATCTTTGTCAAAGTACTTCATTGACTCAGACATTACATCCGAGTCAGGAAGTGAGAGCATAAGATCTATATTCTGTTCAAATGTAGTATCTTGTAATACTAGCATTATAAGACACAGCTTTCACAGGCCTCGTCATCGGGCTCTGAAGCTTGGAGTGGTTGCGGTTCTTCATCAGTTGCACCATCAAATGTATTGTTATAGTACAATTGCTTTCCTCCATACTTATAGAACGTGACTATGTCTTTGAGAAGTACAGACAATGGAATCTTTTCATCGTCGTAGAACTTCGGATTGTAAGAAGTATTTACAGATATACCTTGGTCGATATACTTCTGTAACACTGCCATAATCTTAAGATATCCTTCTGGACTTTGTTGGTCCCAAAGGAGCTCATACTTATTTTTGAGACGACGATACTCGGGAACTACTTGTCTGAGTACACCATCTTTAGACTGTTTAACAGAGACAAATGAACGAGGTGGCTCTACGCCATTAGTTGCGTTCGATATTTGAGAAGAGGTCTCTGAAGGCATGAGAGCCATAAGCGTAGAGTTACGTATTCCATGATTAGAAAGTTCACCACGTAGCTGCTCCCAATTCATTCTTTCTTTATGTGGAACTAGTTGATCTACTTCCTTCTTGTATGTATCAATAGGAAGAATTCCAGTATGGTATTTAGTTTCATCAGATGCAAGACATGGACCTTTTTCAGCTGCTAATTCACATGAGGCTTTGATAAGATAATATGACCAAGCTTCAGTCCATTGATCAATCAACTCAAGGTTTGGATCTGTATAGTTCGTATCATGTTTGGCTAGCCAGTAAGCAAAGTTGACGATACCAATACCAAGAGGCCGTCTCTTCTCTGTAGATCTCTGAGCAGCCAGGACTGGATACTCTTGGTAGTCTAACAACTCATCGAGAGCTCTTACGATTAACTCACAAGGCTTTTCAAAGTCTTCTGGCTTCTTAATGTTACCCCAGTTAATTGCTGCAAGAGTACATAGAGAGATCTCACCTTCCTCATCGAAGATGTCCTTCAATGGCTTTGTTGGTAGATCAATCTCACAGCACAGATTAGACTGACGGATAGGAGCAACCTCAGGTCTAAATGAACCATGCTCATTGGCGTGGTCTACATTCATTAAATATATACGTCCAGTGTCCTTCCTTTCCTGAGCAAAGGCGGCAAATAAGTCCGCAGCCTTGACGACTTTCTTTCGTATAGAAGTTCTTCGCTCAGCTCGCTCGTATTGCTCACGGAATC